GGTAGTCCGAGGTGGTTGAGGCCATACGAACCCCAACCCCAGAAAGGCCCAATCCACTCAAGGCAGACACGATCCGGTCCTCCCCGTACACCATTGCATGCACTATTGTGGGTCGTCTGATCATGAAAGGAACCGTATGTATCCCTCCCGAAATTCGGTCTATGAAACTGTCTGAGGGGGGGAAATTTTGAATTAGCGACGCGAAATTGAGATCTGGTTAAGGGCAGATGATGCCCCCGCTTTAACCAGGCCTACAGAAGCAGGAATACGAGACTTAACCATGTTAATTGTAACACCCTGACCACGTATCCACCTTACGGACCAGAGCTTTTGGATCATTGAGAGGTTCACGCTGAACTCGAGCTTCACTAGAGGCTGTTCAGACGACACTTTGGCTATGGCCTTGCTAAGGTTGTTCAGACTATCAGTTAAGATTGTCCGTCCTCCCTGTGCTCTTGCGGCCTCCGCATCAGTCCACACATCAACCAGTGCATTCCGCATCAAGTCGAGAAGGCCAGAACGCGCCCTCTTGTGCATTTCAGTGTTATGAGATATAAGCCCAGCTAGCAATTCGGTGATCCGAGTAATCTCGGCCTCACTTGCTTGGATAATTGGGTGTGATGGTTCAAGCTTCTCTATCGAAGCTATGTACTTAGAGATCTCCCCTGAGGTAATAGAAGTAGGTATACCAAGAACTGCCCATAAATGCTCGACTGACAGTGGTGACTTGGTATAGAATGCGTATCTCTGGGATATCGCTGATGAAATAGCCAGTGTGGCACGTAGTAAGGCATCAAGACGCTTAAGTTGATTAACTGCGGCAGTATAAGTAAAGACATCAATTATATCCTGTTCAGTCAGTGGTGTCCCCTCATACCATTTACTGTAATCAGCTAGGTGGAACTGATCATTGGGTAAAGGCGCGGTCAGCCCACACACTTCCTCAGGGAGGATATTCATGATCATGATATCACGGAAGGAATCTGGATCGCAGATAGAGAACATTAGTGTCGTATTCCGGTCCGGAGTCAGCTTGAAACCACGTTTTGAGAGATCATCTTGGAGAGTTGGAGCTAACTTACCATCCCGTGCTACTTTGGCCAGGAGTTTAACAGATATGGTAGTGTACTCGACCCCCTCGATAAAGATCCTCTTACAGATCTCAGCTGCTGAGAGACCATCTGCCCGACAGATGACAGATTTTGAAAGGTTAACTGGGACACCAAGGTATCCCATGATAGCTAGGTAAGATGATGAGACATCGTTCCGACACATTGTATTGTCGTCTCCAAGGATTCGGTAAGAGGTATAGCCGTGAACTTTGTTTAGTTCGGCAGCATGTTGGACGATAAAGTGGTGGGTTAATGCCAGCATTGGGAACGAGGATCTGGCACCCATTGGTTGTCCTGTTGCGTAACGCACTTTGGACCCATCTTGGCAATAGAAATCCCTACATGTTAATATTTCCTTCCACATACGAGCTAGATTGTGGGATCCGGTTAGGTGCTCCAAGATGTTTACCTGTAGCGAGATCGGCAGACGGTCTGTTGCAGCAGTCAGATCGAAGGAATTTACCTCCAAACCTGACGTACCTGTCCATCCCCTTACTGTCTCAGCCATAGAATCTTGGTCGAAGGTTCCATCCATCTCTAGGTTACGAAGGAAGTGGTTGATTGTGTTGTGAAGAGGTGTAAGGACCATTTGAGTCCAGTAATCCACGATAGCCACTATACGGGTCTTGCCACCCCATTCCTCGATGGCATGGAGTCTCCCAAGGATTGCATCCACCGGCTGACATGCTTCCGTTGATGGTGTCGGTATACAGGACAAGAGGTCCTTAAGGATGTGTTCCATCTTGCTCTCTTTCAAGAACAGTGTTAGATGTTCGATGAGTTTCCCCTCTTTAACCCAGGCTATTGAGTCACTGTGAGCAGTCCAGGTTGCTTTACCATTGACTCCTGCAGAAGAAAGGACCGTGTACTTGAAGTTAGCACATTGACGATCATATTCAGCTCTGAACTCTTTAGGGGAAATACCAAGACGGTTCGCGAGTCCGTTGATATTATTGAAAGCCAGAGGAGATTTCGGGTCCATGGTCACAGGAGGTTTGGTTATGGTATCGTAATTGGGAGCAACTGGAATAACCATGACACGGTGGATAGATAACATAGCTAGGATGATCTGGTGCCAATCGTCGATTAAAACAAGCTCATCAGCACTTAAGCTGTTCCACTCTGATATGACGTTATCAATCAGAACCGGACAATTGAGATCATTGTTCCAATACCAGGCCTCTAAACCTGGGTTACCGACATTGACCCCTCGAATCATCTCTACATACCACTTAAATATCAACTTCAGGTGTTTTAGACAAGTTAATGGGTCTTCAGTGTACAGGACTTGGATACGATTGTATAGTAAAGAGATAACTCCAGTTAATTTCTCCATGTACGGCACATCCATACCAGAGAGAATATTACAAAGGAGATTGAAGACATTATCCATATTGACCTTGGTAATTTTCCGAGGTTCAGGGCTCCCATTAATAGTTAGATTTGGTATAAGACCTTTCATTGAGTAAGATTTGTTATAAGTGATTATTAGAGAAATACCCTACCGTTTATCCCAGGCTCTTACGGTACCCTTCTGCTTTAAGATAAGATGACTTATAGGCTCGTGAAGCGGCCTAGATCCCCAGGTACCCAGTCTAAGTGGTACAATACCTAGCCTGAACATAAAGTCGTCCAGGGATTTTCTCGTGCTTTCACATAGTTCGGACTAGCACGGACAGTCTATATCTCTAGTATCTAACCTGTAAACTGCAGCCTTAAGATACGTTAAAATCAGTCCCTTGCGAGTGACTATAATAAGTCATATACTGTGGTTTAGTCATTAGTAATCTTGGGAATTCAAGGGTTTATCTAGGTTAGCCCATAGTATACGATCTTATTAACAAC